TATACTTACGAACATATATAAGTTTTAGACGTTTAATAATTTTAGTTATTTGTGGTGTAGATGCCTCAGTCATTTCTTTAATATAAATGTATAAGGCTTTTTTATTAAATATATCTAAATTTTCACTTTTTCTAAATAACTCCATTATAGCATCAGCAATTTGCGCATCACGTTGTTTTGGAAACAAAATAAACATATTATGATCAACATATTTAGTAAATTGCTTTAAAAATGAAATAGACTCAAGATTATGATTAGTTTCACTTACTTTTACTAAATCTATTAAAATTGACTTATCTTCATCAACAGCTTCAACAGGTGCTTTATCTTTTAGTTTCTTATAATTAGCGTTATTATAAAGTATCAAATAGCGTTTAGCAATTGTTCCAAAATATGAATATGCTTTACCTTTTGATTGATCGTATAAATGTAATTTCTCAAGCAAGAATGCTACTACCTCATGTTGGAGCTCAGGGATTGTATCAACTTCTGTATAGTAAAATTTAAAAGTATGAATGATATTCTCAGCCAACTTATGAAACGCGTAATTAATTTTTTCATTGAAAAGTTTATTTCGTTTTTTAGGGCTTCTTAATTTTAAATACTCAATGATAGCATTCTCAGTTTCCTGAGTAAAATAATTGATTGACTGTTTTGGTTTGCGTTTACGGACAGTTCCCTTCTTGGTTAATAGTACTACTTCTTCACTCATTTTATCCTCTTAAATAATGATGTAATGAATCTTGAATATTCTGTAAATTACGGAAGAAGAAACCAATCTGGTCATCTGACTTGAACGCTTCAGTTAAGTCGGCTTGAGCAAGTTGTTTATTTGATTCATCAACTATAGCAGTTACACTATCAATAATAATTTTTTGTTTAGCAGCGATTTGCTCTAATTTGACTACTTTTTGATTCAAATTCCAAATAATGTATCCGAATATTGTAAGTACCCAAAGTACGATTGAAATAATTCCTAGTATCATATGTTTTTCATTAGTTCGGCTAAAGCCGGATTAGCCATTTTTTTAAGGGCTTTCTGCTTAGTGGCCGATGTGTTTTTATTTAAACTAAAATTGTTTTTTTTAGGTTCTTTAGGTTGTTCTTGCTTTGGTCCTAATAATTTAGGCAACCATTCTTTTTCAAATTCAACACGAGCAGCTAATAAATCCGCCTGATGTAGAACATACATAATTGAAGTTCTAGGTTTAGTTTCAGGTGTAAAACCCATCAAATAAGCTTTATTAGCATCTTCATATAAACCATCATGAGTTCGAATAGCTAAAAACTCGTTTTTAGTATATTCAATATTATTAGTCATTAGTAAGAACAAACCACGATCAGGTACTGTCATATATTCTAAACGATCATTAAACATATAAGTTTCGTTTAGTTTATCTCGTCTCCATTGATCTGTCTGTTCAATGTATGACTCGTTTTGCTCATCTCCAAACTTGCCTAAGTCATGATTGATAGCTGAGAATACGAGTTCTTCAATTGTATAAGTATCTACCATACCCATTTCTCTCCATATAGCATCTATTTTAAGAGCTGCTTCAACTACTCTATTTACGTGGTCAACATATCCGCCTGGAAAACAGTTATGATATTGAGGCTTGTGAGCCGCAGGCATCATAATGAAGCGATCTTCATATTTCTTATAAAACGCCCATAATTTATCAGCTCGTTCTTGGCTGATATAATGTTTGATGTTAAACTCAAATTGTTGCCAATTTTGTTGTATTTGTTCTGGTGTTAGCATAAATTAATTATTGTTCTGAGTTAATTAAAGTACGAATTTCTTCAACTTTATCTTTTAACATGCTAAGCATTTCTTTAGCAAGAAAAACTGTAAACTTAGGATTTGAAAACTGTGATTCAAAACCGATTAGCATATTTTCAAGTTGGTCTAATTTGTCTTGTACTGGTTGTTTATATCTCATATATGTTTTTTTATGATACCTACTAATTGAGGTATTGTATTAAATGTAAGTAAAGTATCTGATGTTTCCAACTTTGTCTCTGGAACGATTGTTATTACTTTATCTTTAGTTTCTAGAAATACAATCGGATATGATTCCGTTTGAAATTTATCTTCAATTTTATCAGCGAAATCAGAAAATTGATCAGCATCAATGTTATCATAGGTTATTCCGCAACCGTCTAATTCACTCTTTAACCAATCGCAATAATCACATCCACTTAACGTCAATAACCTTATTCCTACTTTCTCATTCTCATTACTCATAAGTAACTAATTATTTATTAGTGTTTTAAAAAAATACGGAAAAT